AGCAGAACTGGTTAAACTAAGGGACACAGTATGAGATTAATATTAGATGTAGAGAACAATGTAACCAAACGTGGTGACAAGCTACACCTTGATCCGTTTGAGCCTGACAATTGCCTAGTTATGGTGGGCATGAAGACGGACAACTGGGAAAGAGTAGTCACGTTTGAGCATTCGACTGAGCCACCAACTCCCAACGGTTTCAATATAGTACAGGAGCAACTAGATAAAACTACTGTGCTTGTGTGTCACAATGTTGCACACGATCTGATCTGGCTGTGGGAGTCAGGCTTCAAGTATGATGGTATTGTATTTGATACTATGCTAGGTGAGTATGTGCTACAACGTGGACAGAAGAAACCTCTATCATTAGAGCAGTGTGCAGAACGATACAATCTAGATACAAAGAAGCAGGATACACTCAAAGAATATTTCAAGAGTGGCACATCTGTATCTGAGATACCACATGACGAGCTAAAAGAATATCTATTGCACGATCTACGAGCTACGTTCAGTCTTGCAGATCATATACATCACAGGTTCATGAATGGGGACAGCGATCTGTTTGATACTGTTACACATACTAACATGGTTGCTGTATGTCTATGTAAGATATATGCTCGTGGTTTTAAGGTTGACCTTGACAAACTTGATGACGTTAGAAAAGAGTTTGAGAAAGAAAAGCAGGACATCATACGTGAGCTTGGACAGCAGGTGCAAGATCTGATGGGTGATAGACCTATCAATCTTAACAGTCCAGAGCAGTTATCTTGGGTTATCTACAGCCGTAAGCCAAAAGATAAATCTACATGGGGTAACTTCTTTGAACCCTACATGAACAAGGCAGACTTCAACAGGTCAGTCAGCGAACACAGTGAGGTTCTATATAAGGTATCAGCTAAGACCTGTCTCATGTGTAGAGGACGTGGATATATTACTAAGGTTAAGAAGAATGGTACACCGTTTAAGAAACCAAACAAATGTCCTAACTGCAACGAGTCTGGTTGGTTGTATGAAGACAGACCAAATCAGATAGCAGGACTTAGATTCAGTCCACCTACAGCTAAGTGGGTAAGTGCCAATGGGTTTAGTACAAATAAGATTAATCTTGAGGTGCTAGAACACTTTGCCAAACGTAGTAACAATACTAAGGCAGAGTTGTTTCTCAAGCGTGTGCGTAGATTATCTGCACTAGAGACATACTTGTCCTCGTTTGTTGAGGGTATATCTACATACACCAAGCCTGATGGCAAGCTACATGTTAGATTACTACAGCATCGTACATCTACAGGACGATTCAGTGGTGCAGATCCTAACATGCAGAACATGCCCAGAGGTGGTACGTTCCCTGTGAAGAAGATCTTTGTGTCCCGATGGGAAGGTGGTAAGATACTTGAAGCTGACTTTGCACAGCTAGAGTTCAGGACTGCTGCCTATTTGTCACAGGATGCTACAGCTATCAAGGAGATAGAAGATGGCTTTGATGTACACAGCTACACTGCACAGGTTATTACGGATGCAGGACAGCCTACGTCTAGGCAAGAAGCAAAGGCACACACGTTTGCTCCTCTGTATGGAGCTACAGGCTTTGGCAGATCTGAAGCAGAAGCATCCTACTACGAGCAGTTTAGTTCAAAGTATGAAGGTGTGGCTAAGTGGCACAAGAAACTAGCCAGTGAAGCACTAGAGACAGGACGTATAAAGATACCGTCAGGTAGATCGTTTGCTTTTCCTGATGTAGTAAGACGTGGCAACGGCACTGTGTCCCACTTCACACAGATAAAGAATTATCCTGTACAAGCATTTGCTACGGCAGATATTGTACCACTAGTTCTCATGACTATAGATAATATGCTCATGAATATGGATAGTTGCATAGTAAATACTGTGCATGATTCGATAGTAATAGACGTTCATCCTGACGAAGTGGATGACGTTCTAAACATAGTAAATAGTATAAATAGTGAGATGAAAACACTCATCAATACTCGTTGGAATATAGACTTTAATGTTCCCCTAAAATTAGATGCAAAAATAGGTGACAACTGGCTTGACACTAAAGATGTATGATGGTATAACTATAACACTTTTCAATTATAAGGAGATTAATATATGAATATAGTAACATTAAACGATAGCCCTGAAATGATAGCGAAAGCTATGGGAATGACGCAACAACCTACAGAGAAGAAGTCCTCTGGAGTTACGTTGCCTAGACTAAAAGTACACAACAGTGCAATCATGGGTACTGAAGAGATCAAAGGTAAGAAAGTAAATATCGAAAAGCTTTCTGGTGGATCTTTCAGGATTGACATGCCCGATGAGGGTGGTGTTTATTTTAAGGAGAACCTTGAGTACAGGCTTTTCTTTCAACGGTTTATGTACAAGAGATGGGACACATCTAAGAACAACTTTGTCAGAACTATAATGACGGATAGTCTGAAGGGTCTTAGGGACATGGATGTAAAGGATACCGATGGTGGTTACAACTGTGGTAGAGCATCTGGTTTCATGGCGAAAGAAGACTTTGATGCCTTGCCTGACAACAGGAAAGCGTTGATCCGATCTGTTAAAGAGGTCAGAGTTGTGCTTGGTCTTGCTAACTTTGACGGTGCATTGAAGCAAGAGGGCAGTGATCTAGTTGACGCAGATCTTGGAGTTGTGCCTTTTGTTTGGGACATACAGAATGCAGAGTCTTCAAAAGACGTTGATGCTGTAGTTGCTAAGTCTGCACAGCTTAATGTAAAACCTCTGGAGTTTCTAACTAAGGTTGAGACTAGTGAGAGGAAGTTACCAAACGGTAATAGTTTCTATGTTACCAAGTCATCTCTGGATGTATCTAACAAGGTTAAGATTACTCCTGCTGACGAAGAGCATTTTGTTAGCTTTCAGTCTTGGATACAGGGTGTCAATCAATGGGTCATTGGTAAGCACAACGAGCTTGCACACAACAACGAGAGTGTGGACAAGGAACTTGTTGAGTCTTTCATTGACATAACATCTGAAGATAAAGTTCAGTAATCATGAACCATAAAGCAGAGTTAGCACTGCATCGGTTCTTGGATAAGGCTACTGACGGTGAGAAGGTATTGTCTGATGCAAACATCAACAAGATTGCAGAGGATATTAAAGAAGCCTTGCACCGTCAGTTTGGCTCACAGAATAACAGGAAAGAGTTTAGACTACGTATGTCTAATATAGGTAGACCTACTTGTCAGCTTTGGTTTGAAAAGAACCACCCTGAAAAAGCACTACCACTTCCTAATAACTTTGTGATGAATATGATGTTAGGAGATATCGTAGAAGCTGTATTCAAAGGTCTGCTTAGACAGGCAGGTGTTGCCTATGATGATTCCAAGAAGGTTAGTATGGAACTCAAGATTGATTCTAAGATTGAGGGTACATACGATATAGTTATGGACGATGCCGTGGACGATATTAAGTCTGCATCAGATTGGTCTTATAAGAATAAGTTTCAATCGTTTGATACACTCGCTGACGGTGATGCATTTGGATATGTGGGACAGTTAGCAGGGTATGCACAGGCTCTTAATAAAAGGGCAGGTGGATGGTGGGTCATAAATAAAGCTAATGGTAACTTTAAATATGTACCTGCTGACGGTTTGGACTTGACAAAGGAGATAGATAAACTATCTTCTAACTTAGATGTAGTTGAGAGTAACGAGTTTAAGAGATGTTTTGAACCAGTTGAAGAAACATTCAGAGGTAAACCTACAGGTAATAAAGTTCTTACGAAGACATGTTCTTTTTGTAGATACAAGCAAGCCTGTTGGTCAACCTTGCAGGAGATACCCTCACTGGTATCACAGGCAAGAGAGCCAAAGATTGTTTCATATGTTGAAATAAGAAAGGAGAAACTTATATGACAAGCAAAGAACCTACATTAGAAGAAATGGCAGATCAGATTTCTGATTTACAAACACAGCTTTCAGACATGAAGAAAGCTTACAACGATAAGAAGTATGCTGCCTATAACGCTGCAAAAGAAGCATACCTTGCAGAAGCAAAAGCTCTATATGGAGATAGACACGTTCCTCTGTCGAGGACGTACTCTGTCTGGTGGTAGTTGCTATACACTTCTAAACAGTATCAGGTAGCACGTAAGTTAGGCTATCGTAGTGGTCTTGAGGTTAAGCTCTCAGAGTTTCTTGATGAACTAAAGATAAAATATATCTATGAGGGTATCAAGATAGAGTGGGAAGACTTAGCTTACAGACAGTACACACCTGACTTTGTGCTACCTAACGGCATAATAATAGAGACAAAAGGATTGTTTACCGTAGCAGATAGACGGAAGCACATATGTATACAACAACAGCACCCCAAGCTAGACATACGTTTTGTGTTTACAAGTAGTAGAAGAAAATTACAGAAGGGTTCTAAGACTACCTATGGTATGTGGTGTGAAAAGAATAACTTTAAATATCACGACAGGATTATACCAGAGGATTGGTTGAAAGAACGTAAAAAGAAACCACACCCTGAGTTCATAAAGTTCTCAGGTAAAAAAATTATAAGGAGATATAAATGACACAGAACGGATTTAAAGACTTGCATTTTAAATTAGATGATCAGGATATAATTATTCGGGTTCAGCCTATACTTGATCATCAGAATAATTGGACAGGAGATGTACACCTGCAAGTTATAGACTCTGTAGAAAATCCTCTATCCGATAGAGACTTCAATGATATTATGTTCTTTGCAAGAATGTGCCTTGTAGGTATTGACTTACTTAGAACAGATGAAGAGTGGTCAAAGAAAGTTTATCAGGTTGTTAGAAACGAATTAGAAAATGAAACAAAACCTAAAATTGTTGGTAGACAGGACAATGTAATTACGGTAGACTTTAAAGCAATGAAAGAGAAACTAAATGGGAGTGCGTGATATGGCAAAATGGGATATAGATTGTAAGGATAAAGATATGGTAAATAATCCACCACATTATAACAAATACGGAGTAGAATGTATTGAAGCTATTCAGTCTGCTACAGGAGAGGGATACGAATATTATTTGCAGGGTAATATTATTAAGTATCTTTGGAGATACCGATATAAGAACGGTGTGCAGGACTTAGAGAAAGCACAGTGGTATCTAAATAAGTTGATAGAAATAAAAAAGGCTAGTAAAGATCCTACTGATGTCTATACTAGCTTTGGTATTGAGTTGAGTGATGGTTGTTAAAGTATATCTCACTCTAGATCTCGACAAGGATGAGTACCCTGTACCTGCTGACGGTGATCCTAGTGAAGAGATACAAGAAGCGTTAGAAGAGTTTATCTACGATATTGATGGACTAAAAGTTAAAAACATAAGAATAACATTGGAGAACTAATATGAATGATTATCAAAAATTTATTGCAATATCTAGATATGCTAGATGGATTGACGAAGAGAACAGAAGAGAGACATGGGAAGAAACTGTGCAAAGATATGTGGACTATATTACTGAGAAAGTAAAAGGACACTTACCTAAACCACAGATTATTGATGCTATAACTAAACTAGAGGTTATGCCCTCTATGAGAGCATTGATGACTGCAGGACCTGCACTTGAGAGAGATAATACAGCAGGGTATAACTGTAGCTATCTGCCTGTTGACGATCCAAAGGCTTT